ACCTCACCCGCCTCATTCTTTAATGTAGATTCATCAGCAATAATATCTAATGCAGATGCAATAATTGATTCTGTATCCATTGCTTCATAGTCAGTATATAACTGGATACGAAGTGTTTGGTAGTTCATAGTAGGGTTGTATGGCATGTTAGCCCCGTATCTATGTAATTTAGTAAATCTATCTACTAATGCGTTTGTTTTTACGTTTCCGTAAGCTTGTATCCTGTCTACATCGATTGTTTTTAGTTGATTACCACCAACATTTCGGATGATGACATCAGTACTAAACAATCTTGTTAATCTACTGAAAAGGCCAGTATTTTGATCAGCCATTTTTTATAATTTGTTATATGTATAAATATTTGTTACCCTAAGACCCATGACACATCTTCGATCGTTCCGTTACCTAAATCAATTTGATAAGGATTTGTTCCATCCATCATTGCCGGTCCTCCTTCCGATGTAGTTCTAATAATTCCTCCAAGAGCTGCTCTGCTTAAATCTATACTTTGTTGAAAGAATTTCATTGCAGTATCTCTTACGAATAATCCCATTCCCAACGCCATTACCAAATCATCGTTATATCCATTTTGAGCCTGTGCTTTACCATGCATCCAAACGAATACACGTAATTCCTCTAACAAACGTTTTGAATGAAAGATAAACTGTCTATCTCGAATATACGCCTCCATTTTGGAGATAACAAGTGGTCTTGTCTTTACTGATGTAGTAAATCCAGGAACTGTTTGATCAGATTCCATTTTAGATAACCACTTATCCATAGTAATATCACCATATGAACGAGGTGAATAGTATAGGTTTTGATAACCTTTTTCTAATATTGTATTAACAACATCCCATCCAATGTTAGCATTTTCTACTACAAGAAGAGCGTTATTGTACTCAGTAGCAACAGATACCAACATATTTCCATAAGTACGAGTATCCACTTGCGATTTATATTCAGCAACTTGCTCACACGTTGTAGCATCGATGACGTGAAAAGCCGAATAGTCACTACTGTCTCCGCGAGCAACGTCAGCACAAACAAGATACTGCTTGCTATAATCAGCATACTGCCAAATCCAAAAATCACCACCCATAAAGCGACGTTCCACAGGATCTTGTATAAATGTTTCTTCATAAAATGATAATATATCGGGGTCAACAACTGAATTTCCTGAGCCTAAAAAGTCACAATCATACTCTTGAGCAAACTCACGAGATGACATATTTATTCTTTCACGTTCTTCCCAGGCTTCATCTCTATCAGGATGTAAACTCCATTTTAATTTAATTGCTTTAAAGTCATTTTTATTAATCTCTGCCTCAGCATACGTTTTATGAAACCAGTTACCAACACCATTTGGTGATGATAATGCAACACAACCACCACCTGTTGAGATTGTAGGTTTAATTGCGGTATATATTTTATCAATGCCCTCAATAAACGCAGCCTCATCCATAATCAACCAAGATACAGCAAACGAGCGGCCAGCATCACTGGAAGCCGAGGTCGCTTTAATAAACGATCCATTTGATAATTTTAATGATGTTTGGTTTGATGCTACTGGTTTAGAACCTTTTAACCAAGATGGGAGGTTACTATACATGAATTGAACTTTTTCAACCATGTTTTGTGCTGTTAGTTGCTTAGTAGCAATACATAATATTGCTTTATCTTTATGAAATAACATTAACCATAAAGAATAACCAGCGCATAAGGTAGAAATACCTAACTGACGAGATTTATTGATAATGTTGTAGTCGTTTGATCGAAATGAATTTAATACATCTTCCTGGAATGGATATAAATGGAATAAAATTCTACCCTTAATTGGGTGGGTGATAAAACAATATTTTTTAAAGAAATGAACAGGATCAGAAGCACATTTGATATATTCCTGTTTAATTATGTCTTTTATGTTTGGATCGGTCATATACTGATTGTTGTATATAAATATATAAAGTTGAGCTCAACCTTGCGGATGAGCTCGGAGCTATAATACTGAGACTATAGCGGGGCAATAATATTTATTTCACTAACATTAAATAGCCAAGTCCACCAATTATAATATAGCTTCCTATACGTTGAAATTTAGATTTTACTTTTAATTTCTTTAATTGTAAATCAATTTGATTATATTGATCTTCCCAACCGGCAATTTCTTTATCTTTATTAGTTAAGATTAATTTATATTTGTTTTCTTTATTTTCAAACCCAACAATAATATTATCCTTAACAGTAATTTTTGTTTCTAATGTAGTAATAGTACTATCTTTTAATACAATAATTTGTTTAGCACCATCTAATTCAACTAAATCTTTAGCAGCAGCAACTAATACTGGTTGTGCTAATGGTAATGGGTTAGTTATTGTATCTGTTGGATAACGAGTATTGAATGAACTAATTAATTCATGTTCTGTAAAAGTATCAATTTTACTTTTTTCTACTTCAACAGTTTCAATAATTTTAATTACTTTTGTCTTTTGGTGTTCTACCTTATATGTTAATTCTTCACTAACATAGTTTAATGAGTCAATAACTGCATCATCTTTTTTAATTTCAGCAAATAATGAATCATTTACTTTATGTAAACTATCCATTTCAACTAAAAATGCTTTATGATTAGCATTACTGCTACATTTTTCAAATAATACACTACATATTGCTATAATAGCTACTACTATAACAATTTTTGGTAACCATTTCTTAACTAGTAACATCATATTTTTATTTTTTGATACCTGCATAATATTGCATTTTATGCATAATACTTTCGTTTAAATTATCTTCTTCATCTTCATCCTCAAGTGGATTTGGAATAGGTGGTGCTGGGATGTATTCTTTACCTGCTTTTTTAGCAATATCTTTTTGTAAATATTCTGATTTAGCAACTAAAGCATCAATTCTTTGTTCTAAGCTTGCTTTTAAATCTGTTAAACCTTTAATTTCTCTAGCTGTACTACCTACGTCATTAATATCACCAGGTGTACTTCTATATCTTTTAGTTTTTAATAGATTAGATTTAACACTTTTTAAACGATCAGATAATTTTGAATATTCCATCCAATCTTGATAATCTTCATCTGAAATAGTAGATGCTGATTTTGATCTACTAGTAGTTGCGATTTCAGGTTCTGGTTCTTCTCCTGATGCTTTTGCTGCGGCGAATGCTGCTTCTACTTCATCATCTGACATTTCTTCTTGACCTGATAATCCTAAAGCATCTAATTCACGTGATGTAAACATACTACCAGCTCCTGCTCTTCTACCTCTTGGGTTGTAATATAATTCTTCATCACCAGTTGGTGTGGTTGATGGTGTAGCAGCTGGTCTTGGGTTTGTTAATCTTGGGGCTGATTGTTCTGTTGATGAAACAATAACACCAGCATCAACCAATTCCATAAAATCTTTATTGATTGGGTTTTGCTTATCATAACCCATTTCACCAGCTATGTTCATTTTTGATACTGCTGATCCTGCTGCTTGAATTGCTGCTAAAATTTTGGCTTTTTTACCAGAAAATCCTGCAATTTGTTCATCAGTAACCTCATCTGATAATTGATATCTAACACCAACGTTTGCCATTTCATCTAATTCTGTTGAAGCCATACCTGGTTTTGATAACTTGGTAAGTTTTATTTGAGCTGCTTGTATGTTTTTATTAACAGCATTTACTTCAGCATCTTTTCCTGGTTTATCCACTGGAGCTACTTGTTGAGAAGTTAATTCTTGTTTTTTCTTATTAAGTGCTGCTATTTTAGCTCTTTCGGCAGCTAATGCTGCATTTTGTGCTTGTTTATCCTCAGCAGTACCTTCTTCAATTACTTCAAGTAATGCTTCACGGATAATATCTTGCAGTTCAGATTTTTTCATAATATCGTTATTCATAATTTTATATGTATAAATATTAAAGATTTTGCAAAATTGCAGCGATACGTTCTTCAGTTGTACCTCCAACCTTAATTAATTTATTAGGTTTAAATTCATCTAACGATAATTGTATAGCTTGATCTATTTTTCTTCGATATTCTAAATCAGTTTCACGCACACCATTATCTTCCATTTCAACACCAATGGGTGATACATAAATAACTAAATCATAATAACCACGGAGATGCATAGCTGCTTCAACAAATGAACGTTTTTCCCAATCACCTATAGTTTTTGATGATAAAGTAAATGAACATACATCCCATATTGTACGATCTGTAATGATCTTAGGTTGTAATAATTCACTAGCGCGTTCTGCTAAAAATATAAATTGACCAGGTAATGTTGAATCAGTATTTAATGGAATACCTAATCCACTAAGATACTTACTACGTTCAGTTTGAACAACATAATCTTTAAATTGCTCAGTTTCACCCAACACCCCCGCTAATGTAGTTTTACCTACACTCATTGTTCCTGCTAATCCTATTCTCATCGTTTATTTCGTTCGTTTATTTTTTTCATTTGACGTGCTGATTTCCTTTGTTGTTGACCCTCTTTAATATGTTGTTTCATACGTTTTTCAGCGCCCAATTTATATTTAATATCTACTTCAATAGGACCTTTATCAAACTTATCTATATCATATTTCCATGTTTCGATAGTGTCCTCATCTTCATAAACTCTACTGAATTTACGAGGTTGCTCTGATGGTTGTGTTTCTTTAGGTCTACCTCTTCTCTCTATCATACTTAAATATATGAATTTAATTTTGCCTAAACTCTAGTACCTGCTGCTTTACCAGCGGCCGTTTTGTGGAATGGTTGTCCATTACCATCCTTTTTTCTACCATCCCATTGGTCTTTAGTAAATTGGAAACCAAATAACCAATATTCGGCTGCGCGTTTATTACCTTGTGGGATATATGCAGGACCATCCCAGTTATGCATTTTTCCATCCATGTAGTATATTATACTACCATCTGCTGTTTTTATTCTTCTTGTCATTGTTTTATTTTAAAAGTGATTCTGCTACATAAATCCCATGTGCTCCGGATACTGTAATACCACGAGCTGATAGGGCATCTCCTACAAAGTGTGCATTTGGGTATGTTGTTAGAGATAAATCATTATAATTAACTAGTGGTTCAGGTGAAAGATATTTTACTTCAGGCATATATATACCCCAATCATTTTTCATTTTTGGAAATACTATTTGCATGTTAGTAATAAAATCCTCAATATATTGAGCATATTCTTCACCTAAAGCATTAAATAAAACATCCATTGTATCTACTTGTACAGCTGATACTGTATTGTTTTCTGATGTAGTTCCTGGCTTGCGAGTTCTGTTTGGTGAATAGTAAGTACCAGTTCCATCGATTTGTAATTTTTGTACTACATCTCTTGACCATGCAAATGGATCTTCAATTCCCTTAATTTCCATTAGGATACCAAAGTTAGTCATATTATTTCTAAATTCTTCACCTTTCTTAGCGTGACCATTATAACTAACATCACCATACGTTTCTTCTACAGCAACATAAGCAGCATTGTTGTTTGTACAGAATGATCTTAAAGATACATTATCAAACTTTTGATACAACTTAAAGTCATAACTTACATCAATTAGTTTTTGGAAGTATTTTTGTGGTGCTTCAAAACGAACACCAATTTGTACTGATTTAGGTTCATTAGGTAATTCATATTCATTAGCTAATTTTTGAGCAAAATCAATACCTGATTTACCTACTGCAAATATTAATTCATCATACCCCAATACAAGATCTTGTTTATCAGCATTTATAACTTGTACTTCAAAATCAATACTAGTAATTTCAGTGTTCCATTTAAACTTAACACCTCTATCTAGTAAATATTGATACCATGTTTTAGCAATTTCATGTAGGAAATTAGATCCAATATGCCATACAGGAAACATTTTCAAACCAAAATATGGTTTAATAAATTCAGGTTCCTCTTGTGGATCAGACATGAATATTTCTTCTGGTTTAGGGTGGAAACGAGTAAAATTATCTACTACTTGTTTCATCAACTCCATTGCTTTTTCTTCACCACAATATTTAGCTAATTGACCACCGATAGCAGTATGATATGTTAATTTACCATCACTCCAACCACCAGCACCAAGCATACCTGTCATTACCTCTTCAGGTAAACGATTAATTGGGTCATTACCTTTATCTATAATAGTAATAAACTCACCAGGATATCCATTATCTACTAATTTAGTAGCAGCGTTAATACCTGCTACCCCCGCACCAACAATAACAATGTTTTTATATTGTTTTTCTGGCTTCGTTCTTATAATCCTTGATGTTGATCTAGGAGTATCAAACAGCTCCTGTGTTCGTCTAAATGAATTTTGATATTCTCTCATAAATTTTTATTGATTGTTAAATATAATATTTTGCTTTGCCATTACCAAAAAAGAGAGGGCACACCTTTTTGGGTGCGCCACAGCTGCATAATTTCGTTTCGATGCGACAGGCTATGAATCTGTCTGTATGTTATTCTTCTTCCCCTTCTTCTACCGTTTCTACACCTTTAGGTGCGAATTGAGGTCTATTACCTTGAGTAATTCCTATAAAATCAAATTTATCAATAAATTCGTCTGAAGTGATAAATTCAAATTTGTTATTGCTTACTATTACTAACCCACCATCTAATTCATCAATAAATGATTTTTTAATATCATTATCCATTTCATCACCACTCATATTAAATATGTTTCTACCTAATAAAGTTTTAATTACACCTCTAAAACGTTGAATTTCTTCATAGTCAGCAGAGGCAGGTATTACTTTACCAGATATAGAAATATCTTGGTTAATATCAGCTTGTTGTATTTTTTGTAAATCTTCTGGTGATATATCTATTGCCTTGTTACCAATAGCAAATTCAGGTTTTAATTTATCTGATGAAGATATTTCAATAAATTTAGCTCTTAAGTCTGATAGGAATGATTTTAATTGAGGTAACTGTTTTTTACCAAATGATGTCCAGTTTACTTGTTTGTTGTCTTCATTTCCTCTAACTTTTTTACCAAATTCCTGCCATCTTTTAAATAAATCCTCACCTAATAAATCTTCATATTTTTCAGCATTAGAACCATCAAAAACTTCATCTTTAAGAAGCCATAATGTTGTTGTTAAAGCAGTAACAGGACTTCTAAAAGTACCTCCTGCTCTAATTGGTGTTCTATCGCTTGCTTCTTTTAATTCGTAAGCTTTACCACCAACCGCAACATCACCTAATTCTCCTTTTTTAGCTATTTTTTGACCGTCAGATGAAACTATTATCAAGGTTACTTCACCTCGACCCATATCACCTTCTCTAATATCAAATGTTTTCTTAATAAGTTCAGAATTACTATTTAAAAATGATATTACATCCTTGATATCATTAGAAGCACTATTAGCAATTTTTTGTTTTTCAATCTCAGATAATGTTGTAGTAACAGTATCTTTTGTTTTTCTGCTTAAATTTTTAGATTCAATTAATTCATCAAATGATTTATTTGAAACTGGTTCTTCTTTCTCCTCTTTAGATAAACTTTTAAAAATACGTGCTTGTTTTTCTTCATCAATCCCATATTCATCAAGAATATTTTCTAATAAAGTTAATTTTTTAGGATCGTTTAAATTAACAATCCCATCGTGGCAACGAAACGACCACTCATTTAATATTTTATCTATAACTGTCATATTATGCTTCTGCTGGAGGATTTTCTTCAGTTGGTGTCGCTTCAGGAGTAGCTGATGTTTCAGGTCCTGTTAAATCATTAAATGCTGCTTCACCAGCATCTGGTGTTGCAGGTGCTTCTGGAGCCATTGCTGCGTCTGCAGGTGCGGCTGCATTTGCATCTTCTTTAAGTGCAGGAGATAATGATAATAAATTTGATACCGCTTGGCTTGCTTTATCTATAGCACTACCCATAGCTAAATCATATCTTTTACCTGCTACTTTAGCTATAAAAGTACCACCTGAGTATACTAACTGAAAATCTAATCCATTGATTAATTCAATATTAAGAGTTGTTGGTTTTGGAGCAACAACAGTAACACTGCTCAAATATCTACTAAATGAAGGAGACATTATTGATTCAACAGCATCTTTTAATTTAGGAAAACGATATATTAAATACAAAGACTTTTCGGCACGCTTGATTGCTTGCTCTTCTTCTTGCAATCTTTGTTTGATTGCTTTTTTAATATATTTTTCTAATAATATTTTTTTAGTATTCTCCATTATTTTCCATTTCATTAGCTTCTTCAGTTAAATATTGTTCTATACTATTCATATAATCTGAAGCTAAAGTAATATATGCAGATACCCATCCTGGTAACTGTTGGTTTGGTTCAATCATTTTGTAAATTGCAGATGCATTTTGAACCATGCTTCTCAATTCACTTTTAGCCATTGTGGCTTCGTGATCTTCAGTTTTAGGCCAAGTTAAATGAGTTTCTTTAACTAAAGCAACAGCAATTTTTTTACGACGGTTAGCAATATAAGAATCTGTCTTATTTACTTTACCATCGTTATTGATGTCTTTGTCTTCTTTACCTACTGGATCTAGACCTTCTACTAAATTTGATAATCTAATCATTATTATTTCATTGATTGTTTTGTAGCAGTTGCGTACATAACTTTTTCAGCGTCTTTACCATATTTGTCAAAGCCATCTGATTTTTTCATTGCTTTAACATTTTTTTCTTTTTTGGCTTTTTCGCTTTTAGTCATCTTACGCTCTTTAACTGGTTTGTCCATTGCTTTTAATTGCTCTTCAAGCTCTGTTTTTTTAGCTTCAAGTTCAGCAATGCTATTATCCATGTCATCCATTAAATCACCAATAATTTCTGTATCAACATATTGATTAATATTTGTTGGGATAGCAGACTTAATATCGTTAGCTTCTTTAATGTCTTCTTCGATTTTAGCAATCTTTGCACTAATTGCTGCTTTATCACCCGCTTCGTCGATCATTCTTAAACGTTCTCCGATAGCTTCTTTAATTATTTGGCGTAATTGAGTAGTATTCATTGTATGTGTTTATATATAAATATGTAAATTTTAATCTAAATCTTGTAATCCGGTATCATCTTTTCTTAAGTCACGAGTAATATCTTTTATTTCCATTTCAGCCCAACGTTTTTGGGATGATGTTAATGAATCGTTAATTGCATTTTCAACAAATGGAAAAAATTCATTATCTGATAATTTGTAAACAGATGCAAAAAATAACTCACGAACACGAGGATCGTCAGCATCTGATGAAATATATAAATCATTAATGGCATCGTATATAAATTTACCATAACGTAAATCTTCAGGTTCATTTGAAACCTTATCTACAGCATTAATAATTGATTGGTTTTTTTCTTTATCTGATCCGAATCCTTCTGTGCCTACAATTTCATATAATCCTTTTATAATCTCATGTACTAACATGGGAAAACACATTGCTTGTGCTTTAATTATAAATTGATCATTTTCATCATCATATTCCATTTCACTTTCACCACCCTGCATTTTAGCGCCTTGTGCAATTGCTGCTAACATCATTGCAATAGCACTATCATCATCATAAGTACCAAATACTAATTTTAATATTTCACTATATTTGCCTACTAATTCTGGATTGATTTGGTCAATGTATTCTTTAAATAACATGAATGCAAAAGCTCCTCTAACAGATGCTCCTTGAGTAATGCCATTAATAAGACGACGTTTTGCCTTCATCTTTTCAGGATCATCTTCACCAAAATCAGGTTGTGAAGGGTCTTCATTATTAGGATTCATCTCAATATCCATATCATTACCAATACTAGCAATAATTTTAATATTAGAATAGTCAATAATTGGATAAGCATCAGTAACCATTTGAATAGCGATTGCTTCTAATTCATCTCTATATCCTTCTTCAGCAGCTATAATTTGGTCTAATACTTCTTTAGAGCGCATCATTGTTTGCATTAATGGTCTATTACCAACCATTTGTCTCAATGATTCACCAGACTTACCTTTTAAGGCAGCCATAGTATTAGGTGAAAATATTTTATCGTATTCTACTTCTAATAAATTTGCCATTATTTTTTAGATTGAAATCTTTTAACAATTTTATCTACCATTTCTTCTTCATTCATTGAAGCCTTTGGCTTTGGCTTAACATCAGGATTTCCTAATGGACGACGAGGTTTTGGTTTGTCAGTACCTGGTTTTCCAGGATATACTGCTGGTTCAACGTCAGTATCTGGTTTTGAAGGAGCCACTGCTGGACCTTCAGCTAATACTTTCTCTATCGTTTCACGGATAGTTTGTTTTAATTTACTTATTTGCATTATTTTTTTCGTTTATGTGTTTACGAAGTAATTCTTTAAATTCTTTTATATGGCCTGGATTGTTTGCTAAATATTCATTCACAATATACTGATGTGCTTCTGCCAATCCACGTCGTTGTAATGCTTGTAATAAATCTGATGGTGTATTTAATTCGTAAGCATTATTACCACCGTCATTACCTACTAATAAATAGTTACTATTACCTGGTTGTACGTTAATGGATGCTATTACTTGTTGGTTAGCTAATCTAATAATATAAATTTTACTAGCACCAATTGAAATTACTCGTCCTACTCTACCTGCTGTACCTAATAAATTATTACGACGAGAAGCACCTCTATCACCATTTGGATCAACACGGGAAGCATTAGTACGATTTAATTTTCTTAATATAGCTCTTGGTAAACGTAAAAATGCTGTATCTAATCCAATATCAGTCATTTCTTCACGAACATTTATATCACCTGGTGTAGCGGGAGTATCAACTACCTGACGAGGAGCATTTGGCACACCTGCTGGTCTACCTCTTCTACCTGCTGTTGCACCTGCTGCAGGAGTAGCAGCTGGAGCTGCAGTACCTAACATTTGTGCTGCTTTAGAAGCAGGAATATTAGCAACAACCAATTTACCTGAATTAGAAGATACTGTATAACTTGTTCTTGGATTTGTTGTATTAATAATATAAGGAATATTATCATAAACAACAGATCTAAGTGCACTACCAGCTTGCATTGGTGGGTTGGCTTCAATAATAGCTTTTCTAATGTCACCACCTGAGTAACTGCTTACATTTTTTACAGCATTAATATATTCCGTATCACTAAAGGCTATATTTTTAGATCTTAAATAATTAAACCATGCAGAATATATTAATTTATCTGCAACAGGTGAGTTTCTAGTTGATTGTCTCCAATCCATTCCCGGTCGTCCATAAACGGCTGTGATGATTAAACTACTTGTACCTCTTTCTATATTTTGAACAAAAAATGGAGAATCAGGACTATCAGTCATAAGTACAACTGCTGGTCTACCATCCCATTCAATAGTTCTTTTATCTATAGGTATAGATTTTAATAATGAAATAAATGCCTCTTTATCTATAGTATTAGGAATATTATCTCTAACATTAAGTAATGATAATGCATTCTTTTGGAATCCTTCATTATCTT